TGTAAGTGGCATGAGTGCAAGCAAAATGAGAGCAGCGGCTGCTGCGGGTGAATTAGAAACATTTGCACAAGGTGTACCAGATAAGAAACTAGCACAAACTATGTATGATGCTGTACGCAAAGGCATGGGTGTAAAAGATGTAGAACCTGTTGAAGAAGGTGACTTAATACTAGACAAAGGTAGTTTAATTAACTACATTAAAGATATGATTCAAGACTACGTCAACAGAGAAGAAGATGTAGAAAAATTATCAGCACTACTAAAGTATATTGCAGGTAAAGAAATTAAAGCTAAAGGCAAACGTTATATTGTAACAAAAGAAGATATAAAACAAGCACTAGCAATTATTGAACGTGAACTTTCTAAAGGTGAAGAAAAAGATAAAGAAAAATATGTTAAAGGCATGAAGAAAAACAAAAGCGATTTTAAAAAGCGTTATGGCAAAGATGCAGAAGCAGTAATGTATGCAACAGCAACTAAAATGGCTAAAAAATAATGGACGAGCTTGAGTACATTAAAAAACTAGCAGGTGTTAACGAGTTTAAAGGATATACTCCTTATCAAGAAAATATATCTGTTACAGGTACTGAAAAGCAACGTATAGAAAGAGAAAAGAATTTACGTCCAGGTGACGAAGATTGGTTTAAACTTTGGTTTAGTAGACCTTACTGGAAGGGCCAAGAATATCCACCCGGACTTAGGAGTCGTAAAAAATGAGATGGGACGACATTAAAGAAGCAGCAGGCGTTGGCCGTATAACTAAACAAAATCAAACTGCTGATGTTGGTCCCGGTGAGATCAAAAAACAGGCTGCAAAGTTTGGAAACAAAGTTGACAAAGATGGAAGGCCTCCTACACTAAGCAAAAAAATCAAAGGTAAGTCAACTAACGTTATGTTTAATTTAGGACTTACTGAAAGTGTTGCTATAAAATTTGAACGCACGGACGATTACGATATTTTACATATAAAAGAAAAAGGAAAGAATCGTGTAGAAGTTCGTGGCAAAAAAGGTTACGAAAGCGGCAATTACGATCCTAAAGACAAATTACATAGACTTTTAGATAGTTTAGGTAAAGCAGCAAACATTTCAGAACTAATGAATGGCGAAACTGTTGTCTTAAATCCTAAACATCCAGACGGTCCTAAAGCAATAGATAGTGTATCAAACGAAGGTTCTTTAATACCAAATCCTAGCAATACTTTCATAACAAAATCAGATACAGCATATGATTTTGTTAAATTAGGTACTAATATGGCTAATTTAAAATCAGTGCCAGCTGGTGGTAATGTTGATGAACCAGATATAATGGTTGCGCCATATGCTGGTGAAAAAGAAATGAAGTATCTTATGAAACAACTAAAACGCATAGGATATGATGTACAAGATGCACAAGGTTATAAAGACGCACACTTTGATGACAAACCTACAGGTGGAGAAGCACCTCCTCAAATTAAAAAGTTCGGGCCTCTTGGAAAAATTAAATTAGACAAATTAAAAAGTGTACAAAGCGAACGTCAATGGCATAAACTAGGCAGACAGTTAGTAAAAGTTTTAAACGACGATTATGCACCTTTACAAATTGATCGAAAAGGACGCATTGTAAACGGACATCATAGATATGATGCACTGCGTTTAACAGGTGCAGAGTATGCTCGTGTACACATGGCAGATGCTGTATTAGAAGATATGTTAGACGAAAGTTGGCTAGAAGAAAATATTACTAACAGTATAAAATTTGTAAAACCAAAGTTTGATGTAGAATGGGAAGAAGCAACTCGCTATCCAGAGTTTAAGAAACTTGGTAAAAAAGAATGGATTAAACTTGCTAAGAAGGGCAAAGCAGTAACTATTAAAAGTGCTAAAGATATTAATAACACAGATGCAGCAGACCCTAACTCATTTAAAAGTTTAGATAAAAACAAACAAGCAAGAGCATTAGCACAATTAAAAAGTGGCGATGTTGAAATGCCTATCGTTGCTGTTTACAGTGACGGATACAAAGAACTTGTAGGTGGTAACACAAGACTTACTGCAATGATGGCACAGAACAGTAAAGCAACTGTATGGCAGTTCGAAGTGCCAGATGAAGTTGCTGAACTTGCAGAAAATTTTGCTGACGGAAAGAAAAAAGGCAAAAGTCGTCCTGGTAGAGTCAAAAAGGCTGGTGCAAGTTGTAAAGGATCGGTAACTAGTTTACGTAAGAAAGCAAAAAAATACTCAGGTGAGAAAGCGAGGATGTATCATTGGTGCGCAAATATGAAGTCGGGACGGAAGAAAAAATAGTAGAACTTTATCCAAGAGATAACACAGATATAAGTCACTATATTAAAAAACTTAAAGAACATGAAGCTCGACGAGCAAGCACAAATGAACGCCAAAACTATTGGAAAACTTATAAAGAATACTTAAAATGAAGCAAACAGAAATGAAATTTTACACACCTTATGAAACAGCAGGTAGACAACCTGGAATGATCTGGCAGCCTAGAGATTGCACACCGGAAGAACAAAAGGAATGGATTAATACAGAAGGAAAGTATTGGGCAGATGTACAAGGAAAACTTATTATAGGTCTTTCTATACTACAAGTTAGTTTGTTAGGACTTATGTTAAGTTGTATGTTTCTAATACAGCAATTTGTGAGATAGGAAAGAAAAATGAAAATAAGCGAATTACTAGAACAAAAAAGAGATACACATTGTTCAGATAAATGTTGTGGAGCAGACGTAAAAAGAGAAGATTGTAAATGTCCACCAGACTGTCCTCACTGTAATTGTAATGCAGAAGACGTTAAAGAAGATGCAACAGCAGGAGCAACATCATCAGGTAATATAGCCGCAGTTGTTAATCCAACATATGCACATGCTAAATCTACAAAGAAGGGCAAATACGGAGCGCCGAAAGCACCACAAGTTAAAAATACAGATGGTACTGCTAAAAATGCATTAGATGTTAAAAATAATATCATGGGCGGCAAACCTATCAAAAGATAAATAGTATATAAGATCCGGAGATTATAAATGAACAAAACAGAAATACAAGAAGGTTTAGGCGAACTAGCTGATCGTGCAGAGCGTGATCACGAAGTACAAATGGCTCGTTCAGACCTTTATAAAATTGCAAAATATGCAATCAAACTACATGACATGCTTAAAGGTGTATCCGAAGAACAAGGCTTAGAAGGTTGGGTTCAATCAAAAATTACTAAGTCAGCAGATTATATCGGCAGTGTATATCATCATCTAGACTACGAAGAAGCAACAGGTGAGCTAGGTGAAGAAGTTGCAGAAGGAAAATTTAAATCTGATGCACATCGTAAGGCGGTACATGCTGCAAAAGCAAGTGGCAAGCGTGGTAAAAAGAAACTTCGCAAGACTGAATCAGAATATAAAGATACTTTACATGCTAAACTAGCTGAGAAAAAAGCAACTGAACAAGCAGTTACTACAAAGAAGATTTCAGCAAAAAATATTAAAGCAAAAAATATAAGTCCAAACAAAGGCGGAAACTAAGTTAATGGACTTTCATAGACTTCAGCAAAAACTTTTTGAATTGGATCCAACAGATCCAAGAGAAGATTTAGCAAAATTACAGCAAGTAGCACAAGGTGGTTCGGTGGCATCCGGAACAGTTGAACCAACCAAAGATTACTTACGTGAGAATGCTGAAGTTACAGAAGGTTCGTTGAAAATGGATAGAGATTATAGTGTAAGTGACTTTGCTGCCCTTGCTGGTGTAAAAACTAACGAAGCAACACCATTAGATGCACTAAAGCACGGTTTTAAAAACTACAACAAACTAGATGCTCTTAATACACAAGTTGACGGTAAGAAGCCAAAATCAGATGTTGATCAAATTAAAGATTTAATTAAAGGCAAAGATAAAAAACCAACAGCACAACAACCAGCACAACAACCAGCACAAGCACAACCAAGTGCTATGCCTACAAGTGACGAAGGTTACACACTAAAAGCAGGCGATGATATTACGTATGTTAATAAAAAAGGTCAAAGACGTACTGCACCAGCAGTTAAAATGTTAAAGAATCTTGATACTAACGGTAAAAATGTAATACAGTTAGAACTAAATGGTGCAACATTTGCCATTAGTAGAGATCAAATTATTGCTGTTAACGGTCGTAAATTTACACTCACTGATCCAGCAGCAGGCAAAGGTAAATTAGAAGCACTAGAAGCAAGAGTAGCATACCTTGAAGGTATTATAGAAACACTTGTAGAAGGTAAAAAAGTTCCAAGTCTAAAACCACGCGATCCAAATGCTCAGTATATGACTGACTTACGTAAAAGTGGTGCAATGGGCGCACACAAAGATAAGAAAAAAGATGCTAAAGCAGGTAAAGTAAAGCATAAAGGACAACCATACGAGTCTATCAAAGATGAACTATACAGACTCTTAGATGCAAAAAAATAAAAGGAAGTGCAATATTGCAACTTATTAAACAAAACGCCAGTTTTAATGAGTCACTTTTACTTACCAACCCTATACCCCAACATTTTATAGATACATATAGCCTTAAAGATTTTGATAAAGACGGCTATGAAGTTCCTGCACCTCTAGAACGTGCATACTACGAAGCACAAGGTATCAAACTAAATTACGATATACAGTATCATGTAGCACCAGTTATACCTTGGTATATTGATAAAGAAGATGCAGAAGTAGGTCCAGTTCTTGATCATTGTATGTTGTTGCAAAGATTTGCTTTTGCAGGAGAAGCAAGAAAACAATTAGAAGATGCAGTATTTAAACGTCCAATATTACAGAAGTTACTAGCAGTAAAGCCTAAATACGGTATAGATTTTAGTTTAGATTATATCGATCATGGCATTGTAATGGAAGTTATACACATTGAACAAGACTTTGATACACTTGAAGAAGCAAATAAGGCAAAAGAACAACTTGAACATATCATTGAAAATACCAACTGGTATAAAGGTGCTCACGAGCTTAATGCAAGACGAGCAGAATGGGAAAAACTATCTTCCGACGATCAATCAGACTACAAAGCACAGCATTTTGGCTGGCATCGTGCCTTTGATAACATAAAAGTCATTTAACGGTTGACACTAATCTAATCAGATACTATAATATATAATAACATTAACAGGAGAATACTATGGGATCTCGTACCTACGGTGCTGACGAAAAGCAAAAATTAGAAAGACTAGTAAGAGAAGGTGTTACTGTATTACAAGAGATTGAAGATCTTAATACAGGATTAAAAGAAACTGTAAAAGCAGTTGCAGAAGAAATGGACATTAAACCATCTCTAATTAATAAAGCAATTAAAATTGCACAAAAACGTGATTGGGAAAGTCATGCAGATGCATATGACGATCTAGAAACACTTATTACTACATTAGGCTATGACAAGTGAGAAAAATATACGAGTTTTGGGCCGACAGTTATCGGACTGATCGTATAGCATTTGGATACGAACTATTAAGTTTTGTTTTTACAGTAGCCGCCAGTGCTTCATTAGCACTTACCGCAGATGCGCCTGATATGCGTATAGTTTATCCAGGCTTTTTTATAGGTAGTGTTTTTGGAGTACTAGGATATTACAGACGCAAACTAGCATGGCCAATGATGTTAACAGGTTGGTTTATATTTGTTAACGTACTCGGATTTGGTGTTGCTATGAAATGGTGGTAATAAATATTATTACGCTCAAAGACGATTGTCGAGCAAGAATGAAGGTTAAGTTGGCCACAAGCAACGAGGAGAAAATTAGATGCCATACGTAGATGCGATGTTCGATCGCGATCAGGATATTATTCGTGTTGTAGAAAGACGCGATGGCAAAAGACACTTTACAGAATATCCTGCCAAATATACATTTTATTACGAAGATCCTCGAGGCAAATACAAAAGTATTTACGGAGATCCTCTATCACGTATTGTTTGTAAAAACACAAAAGACTTTCGAAAAGAAGTTGCTATTAACAAAGGCAAGAACTTATTCGAAAGCGACATCAATCCACTTTTTCAATGTCTTAGTGAAAACTATCTTAACCAAGATGCACCTAAACTAAATATTGCATTTTTCGATATTGAGACTGACTTTGATCCAGAGCGTGGCTTTGCTGATCCAAGCGATCCTTTTATGCCAATTACATCTATCTCTGTGTATTTGCAGTGGTTAGAAACAATGGTGTGTCTTGCTGTTCCTCCTAAAACACTAACTATGGATCAGGCACAAAAAGAATTAGAAGGCATTGATAATGTAATGTTGTTTGAACGTGAAGGTGATATGATTGATACCTTCTTAACGCTAATTGAAGATGCTGACATACTAAGTGGTTGGAACAGTGAAGGTTATGATATTCCGTATACTGTAAACAGAACTAGTCGTGTACTCAGTAAAGATGACACAAGGCGGTTTTGCCTATGGGGACAACTGCCTAAGAAGCGTGAATACGAAAAATATGGGAAGCAAGCAGTTACATTTGATTTAGTAGGTCGTGTACACTTAGACTCATTAGAACTGTATCGTAAGTATACATATGAAGAACGTCACTCATATCGATTAGATGCGATTGGTGAGATTGAAGTAGGCGAAAACAAAGTGCCATATGAAGGTACGCTGGATCAGTTATATAACAACGACTTCCGTAAGTTTATTGAATATAACATTCAGGATACTGCACTACTGGACAAACTAGACAAGAAACTACGATTTATTGATCTTAGTAACAGTATTGCACACGAAAATACTGTGATGCTTCAAACAACAATGGGTGCTGTTGCCGTTACAGAGCAAGGTATTATTAACGAAGCACATAACAGAGGACTACAGGTTCCTAATCGCCCCAAACGTGACGACACAGAAAATACACAGGCTGCTGGAGCATATGTTGCATTTCCAAAAAAAGGACTGCACAAGTGGATTGGTTCAATGGACTTAAACTCACTATATCCTTCAGTGATTCGTGCTTTAAATATGGCACCGGAAACTATTGTTGGACAAATACGTCCTGAAATAACTGAATCTCGTGTACACGAAGATATGACTCTTAAGAAGAAGAGCTTCGCAGGTAGTTGGGAAGGACGATTTTCAACTGAAGAATATGAAGCAGTAATGGAGCAACGTAAAGATGTTGCGCTAACTGTTGATTGGGAGGATGGTAGATCAGATGTACTAAGTGGTGCAGAGATTTATCAACTTATATTTGACAGTCAGATGCCTTGGATGCTTAGTGCAAATGGTACAATCTTTACTACAGAGTTTGAAGGTGTTATTCCGGGTATTCTTAAACGCTGGTACGCAGAACGTAAAGAACTACAAAAGAAACTTAAAAAAGCAAAAGACGCAAATCTTGATGCAGAAATAGAATACTGGGACAAGCGACAGTTAGTTAAAAAGATTAACTTGAACAGCTTGTATGGTGCTATTTTGAATCCGGGCTGTAGATTTTTCGATAAACGTATTGGTCAGTCAACTACACTAACTGGTAGACAAATTGTTAAACATATGAGTGCTGAAGTTAACAATGTAATTACAGGTGATTACGATCATACCGGTAAAGCAGTAATATATGGCGACACTGACTCTGTTTACTTTAGTGCATGGCCTGTACTACAGGAAGACGTAGGAACTGGTAAACTTGAATGGAATACTGAAAAATGTATTGCACTATATGATCAAGTTTGTGAACAAGCAAATACAACATTTGAAAAGTTTATGTTGCAAGCATTTCATTGTCCAAAGAGCAGAAGTGACGTTATTGCGGCAGGTAGAGAAATTGTTGCTCAGAGTGGTCTTTATATTACTAAGAAGCGATATGCGGCACTAGTAGTTGACAATGAAGGTTTTAGAACAGATCAAGACGGTAAGCCTGGTAAAGTAAAGGCAATGGGCTTAGACTTACGTAGGTCAGACACTCCTGTGTTTATGCAAAAGTTTTTAAGCGAAGTACTTTTAATGGTGCTTACAGATGCAGAAGAATCTGAAGTACTAGAACGTATTACACAGTTCCGTAAAGAGTTTCAAGAGATGCCAGGTTGGGAAAAAGGTTCGCCTAAACGTGCAAACAAGATTGGACACTATCAGCGTCTTGAACAAAAACAAGGCAAGGCAAATATGCCGGGCCACGTGCGGGCAAGCATTAATTGGAATACACTAAAACGTATGAACGGTGACAAATACTCACAAGAAATCGTTGACGGTATGAAAGTTATTGTTTGTAAATTAAAACAGAATCCCTTAGGTTATACAAGTGTTGCTTATCCAACAGATGAGCTAAGATTACCTGAGTGGTTTAAAGAATTGCCATTTGATGATGCAGCAATGGCAGAAACAATTATTGATAACAAACTTGATAATTTGATTGGTGTGTTGAATTATGATCTAGAAGATACTAAACAACACAACACATTTAGTAGTTTGTTTGACTTTGGAGATTGATATGAAAATAAAGATTGAGTTAGAACTTGATACTGTTCGAGATGCTGACGAGCTACAATCGCTTATGGATATAATAGAAGCTATTAGAAATAGGGAAGACGAAGAGGACGACTAATGAAAGTAGGGTTTACTTGTTCAACTTTTGATTTACTACACGCAGGACATGTACAAATGTTGCGTGACGCAAAAGATCAATGTGACTATTTAATGGTAGGATTGCAAATGGATCCTAGTGTAGATAGACCGTCAAAAAATCCTCCAATACAAACTATTGTAGAACGTTATACACAACTAAAAGCAGTTGGATACGTAGATGAAATTATTCCATATGGCACTGAACAAGACCTAGAAGACATACTACAAATGTATCATATTGATATACGAATACTAGGAGAGGAATACAGAGATATGGATTTTACAGGCAAGGATATATGCCGACAAAGAGATATTGAATTGTTTTTTAATAAAAGAGATCATCGTTTTAGTTCAAGCGATTTAAGATCACGTGTAACAAAGAGAGAAACAAAATGAAACAGTATTTTATATTTGATGTAGATGGTACACTTACACCAAGTAGACAACGTATAGATGAAAGATTCTATTCATATTTTTTACCTTTTTGTCGACATAATTTAGTATACTTGGTTACTGGAAGTGACAAAGAAAAAACAGTAGAACAACTAACACCTGAAATATATAATTCTTGTCATACAGTTTATAACTGTTTAGGTAATGATGTTTGGCAAGGTAATAATAATATTTACAAAAGTAATTGGGTATTGCCAGAAGTTGTACACGAAGCACTATCTTTTCTATTAACTGAAAGCAAATTCCCGTTAAGAACAGGCTTACACTTTGAACACAGAACAGGACTTTGTAATTTTAGTGTAGTTGGCAGAAATGCAAATTTAGATCAAAGAGCTGAATATGTAAAATGGGATAGAGAAAATCAAGAACGTATTCGAATTGCTAATGCTATTAATGATTTATTTCCTCAAATTGAATGTAGAGTTGGTGGTGAAACAGGAATTGACATTATCCAACGTGGTAAAGATAAAGCACAAATTATAAGCCATTTTAGCGATGAAGATGCAAAAATTTACTTCTTTGGAGATAGAATGGACGAAAACGGCAATGATTATACATTGTCAAGAGTTGTAAAAGAGAAAGGCGGCGAGTTATTTCATGTAAAAGATTATAAAGATACATGGGATATACTTAAGAATATAATATGAACATATTATTAACAGGACACAAAGGCTTTATTGGAAGTGCTTTAGAATTTAGATTGCTAAGAGCAAATCATAATGTATTTGGTATTGATATTAAAGATGGTCCAGACTGTGATTTGTTACACTACACTGCTTGGCCTAAAAAGATAGATCTTGTAATCCATCTTGCAGGCAAAAGCGGAGTAAGAGAAAGTTTAAAAGATCCTGCATCATATTGGATGAATAATATAGAAGCAAGTCGTAGACTATTTGAAGCCTACGAAGATACACGTATATTGTATGCTAGTAGTTCTAGTGCATACGAACCTGACTTAAATCCTTATGCGGCATCTAAGTATTGTTTAGAAGAACTTGCAGAACGTTATCCTAATACATTAGGTATGAGATTTCATACAGTATACAGTGATAACTGTCCTAGAGATAACATGTTTTTTAAGAGATTGCGTGACGGTACACTAGAATATACAACCAAACATTACAGAGATTTTATTCATCTACAAGATGTATTAGATGCTGTTGAACTTTTAATTAAGGCAACTTACTTGAAAGGTACAATCGATATTGGAACGGGGATTCCGCATCGAATCCAAGACCTTGCACCGGATCTTCCAGTGCGTCTAAATACCCCAGGAGAGAGAAACTTTACATGTGCCGATACAGAAAAGTTAAAGGCCTTAGGCTTTAAACCTAAATACACAGTAGAAAAGTTCTTGACAAACGAAGAAAATAGTAATATAATTAACTTATTCAATGGAGAAACTATATCATGAAAGACATATTACAAGACGTAGTAGCACATACTCACGCACTAGGCTTCCTATCATTAGTAAAAGTATCTAACGACGAAGGTACTCAAATTGACTCAATGGCAGAAGATCGCAGTGTAATTTTAAGTGCTACATCAAGTCATACTATTGCTAATGCTACATTTGGTATGCCTAACTTAGACAAACTAGCATTACATTTAAAAAATCCTGAATACAAAGATAATGCAAAGATTGAAGTTGTTACAGCAGAGCGTAATGGCGAAGTTGTACCAACACACATTCACTTTGAGAACGCAGCAGGCGACTTTCAAAACGATTATCGCTTTATGAACAAAGCAATTATTGATGAAAAATTAAAAACTGTTAAATTCAAAGGTGCTCAATGGAATGTTACAGTGTCACCAACTATGGCTAGTATTGGACGTATGAAACTTATGAGTGCGGCACATTCAGAAGAGCCAACATTTAATGTAACAACTAAAGATAATAGTTTAGTATTCAGCTTTGGTGATGCAAGTACACACGCAGGCGAATTTGTTTTCCAACACGGCGTTGAAGGTACATTACAACATACTTGGAGTTGGCCAGTTGCACAAGTACAAGCAATCTTAGGGTTAGACGGCGATTTAACTATGAGTATTTCAGATCAAGGTGCTATGATGATTAGTGTAGACAGCGGTATGGCCAAGTATGACTATATCCTGCCAGCGCAGAGTAAGTAATATGGGCGAAGTTGCAACAGCAATTAGCATATTAGCCGTTATTATAATTGGCTTTTATATAATAGCAGTATCGGAAATTAATAAATGAATAAAGACTTAACTGCAACACAAAATGATTACGCTAGATTTTTACCAGCACTAAGTGGCTTTTATGCAACTTATGTGGGTAAACAGCGTTATGACGAATATGTAGATAAGTCACGTATTCCTAGCAACTTTACAAATGGTGTTGAAAGTCTAAACTATCTAAATACGCAAGAAGGACAATTCCAGTATCAATGGACATTGTATTCTGCAGGACATGCAGAACTTGATATTAACAAACACGCACCCAAAGAAGATATGGTGCGTAATAGAGATAGACAAAACTCTTGGATACTAGGAGACTCAGGTGGTTTCCAGATTGGTAAGGGTGTTTGGGAAGGTGATTGGAAAAATCCTAACTGTCCTAAAGCAGCAAAAAAGAGAGATCAAGTTTTACGCTGGATGGATGCATACATGGACTATGGTATGGTGCTTGATATTCCTGCTTGGGTTTGTAGATCTCCTGCAGGACAAGAAGCAACTGGCATTACCACTTATCAAGAAGCTGTAGAAGGTACACGTATTAATAATGATTACTGGATGAAGCATAGAACTGGTGCTTGTAAATTCTTAAATGTTTTACAAGGCGAAAACCATGCAGAAGCAGATGACTGGTATGAACAAATGAAAGATTACTGCGATCCTGCAAAATATCCAGACAATCACTTTAATGGCTGGGCAATGGGTGGACAGAACATGTGCGATGTACATCTAGTTCTTAAACGCATTGTTACGTTACATTTTGATAACTTGTTGCAAAAAGGCATACATGATGTTATGCACTTCTTGGGTACAAGTAAATTAGAGTGGGCATGTTTGCTTACTGATATTCAACGTGCAGTACGAAAAAATTATAATGAAAACTTTACTATTACTTTTGATTGTGCTAGTCCTTTTCTCGCAACCGCAAATGGACAGATATACATACAAAACGAAACTGAGGATAGGTCGAAATGGACATATCGAATGGTGCCGAGTGTTGACGATAAAAAATATGCTACAGACAACCGTCTCTTTAGAGATGCTGTTATATCAGATGGGATATTTAAAAACTTTGAAGACAGTCCTCTCACTGCCGAACTCAAAGTATCGGACGTTTGCACTTATGCTCCAGGAGACTTAAATAAAATTGGTAAAGAAGGAAAAACATCATGGGATAGTTTTTCTTATGCGATCCAAATGGGTCATAACGTATGGAGTCATGTAAATGCAGTACAAGAAGCAAATAGACAATACGACAATGGAGTCATTCCAGCAATGCTTGTCCAAGAACGCTTTGACCGGGTTTTATTTAGAGATGTTGTGGAAGAAATATTTGCTATTGACAACAAAGAAGAAGCCCTAGCACTTATTGATCAATATAGCAAATTTTGGATGGCTATACCCGGTACAAGGGGTGCTGTAGGTAAAAAGACTGTTAATGCAAGTACACAGTTTAATGCTTTGTTTGAAGTATCAGAGCCTGAAACTGATGAACACGAAGATGGAACCTTTACCGAAGAAGAAGAACACAATCTAGAGGTATTAGAAGATGAGCAACTTTACGGAGAAACACAATAAATTGGCAAACTATCTACAAGAGCTTTATCAAAAGCATAGAAAACTTGACGACGAAGTAAAAGAGTTGTATAATAAGTTTGCAAGCGATTCAGAAATTAATCGCTTAAAAACTAAAAAACTTTGGTTTAAAGATGAAATACATAGGCTAGAAAGTGAACTAAAGGAGTTAAGATAATGAGTGATTTTAAAAATCGAAAATATCATTCAGATGCTGATACATATAAAGAATATCAGTTTAGTAAAATTCCTCCAATGCAGGAAGAAAGATCACCGTATGAAATACGCATGGATAGTTTGAATGATGCTCTTGAAGAATGTGAAAAAGTGTTAAGTGGTGCAAGAGAAGCTGCTGACCCTAGACATATTCCTATCTATCAAAAACATAAAGAATCTATTTTAGATCAAATAGAACAATTAAAAGCAAATCCTGACATGCACGATAAGGTGTGATATGAAAAGAGATTACGAAACAGGCGAAGCAGATAATATCATCTTCTTTACTGGTATAGAAGTTGAAAAGACTCCTGCTTACGGTATGCGTACATTGTTTGTTACAGATGTACAACCTGTAGATGAAATTGAATTTTGGTACGAAAAAGAACAGTGTGAACACATCTTCTTTGGTGCTAATCACAGTTTTAATCCTAAGGCATCAAATGAAAGTGAATACGATTATTACAAGAAGTGGGAAGAAATGATCTATTACTTCCTAGACAAAGACGTTCTTTGTACACTTGATATTCCACTTGATGCTTGTGATACTTTTCATGACGGTGGTTTTAACGAACGAGATAACTTTATTCCACAAATCCGTGTTCCATTGCCTTACACAAAACTGTGGAATTACAACGCAATGGTCAAAATTGACGATGTAGACTTTAAGGCAACTAACCCAGGTGTTTGGTGTCATAGTTTGCACGATCTAATGGATAGAGAAAAATTCACAGATTGGACGAAATATGGCCTTGACAAAGTTATTAAATGAAAGTATACTATAAACAATGCAACGTGAATCCTATCACAACTATATGGGTCGTAGATTAAAAGAAGAAAGTATGAAAGACATAATGAAAAACGCAGAACGTAGTATTTGGGTAACCTTTAGCAAAGAAGGTGTACATATGTACCCAGGTGCTGACACTGATCCTAAACTAGCAACTGGCGATTGGGATGATGTATCATTCCTTGGTATCCCGCATCGTCATATCTTTCACTTTCGTGTTCGTATTGAAGTATTTCATAACGATCGCGATATTGAATTCATTCAGTTTAAACGCTGGATGCAACGACTCTATGACGTCGAAGGCGTACTAGAGTTAAATCACAAGTCGTGTGAGATGATTGCAGATGACTTGTATCAAGAGATTTCTACAAAGTACCCCGGCCGATTTGTAGAGATTAGTGTCGCTGAAGACAACGAAAACGGCTGTTCCATTTTTTATCCAAAGGCATAAGTGAGAAATTCAAAATGGCTAATAACTTCCCTCCTGTCAATAAGGTATTTGACGACTTGGACAAGTTTCGCGACTACTGTCGCTTTGAAGGTAAGGTCTTCAATGAAGCAGACCTTTATAAGAAAGATGCACCTGTTTGGCAGGCGTATCAAAAACACCAAAACTACTTACGTGCTAAAGCACGTAATGCTGGTAGGAATATAAATTCACGGAGAAACTAATGACTATTTACATTGTAGACATTGAAGCAGTTGACACACGTTACACAAAACAGTGGAAAGAACATCTTCCACGTCAATTGCAACGAGCTACGAATGAAGATGTAACTGTCATCAGTGGTGGAGAAACGCCTCAGGCTACAACACCTGGGGCTTTTCTTAACTTCGGCGGTACAAATGTTTATAAGTCTAAACAATTAGAAACTATAGGCGAAATGTTTTGCAAAGGACAAATTAAAGATGGAGATTATTTCCTATATACAGATGCATGGAACCCGACTGTTATCCAACTTCGCTACATGGCTGAGCTACTGGGCGTTGACATTGGAGTGGGCGGTCTATGGCATGCTGGCAGTTATGATCCTCATGATTTTTTAGGTAGACTAATAGGTGATAAACCTTGGGTACGTCATGCTGAACAAAGTATGTATGAGTGCTATGACGATAACTTTTATGCTACAGACTTTCATATAGACTTGTTTGCAGAAAGTTTAGACATCGATGACGATAAAACACATCGTGTAGGATGGCCTATGGAGTATCTACGCAATAGTTTAGATCAATACAAAGGCATGGACAAGCGAAATCTTATACTCTTTCCGCATCGCATCGCACCTGAGAAGCAAGTAGATATTTTTCGTGATCTAGCAGAACAATTACCTGACTACGAATTTGTAGTTTGTCAAGAACGTGAACTTACTAAAAACGAATATCACAATCTATTAGGCGAAGCAAAAATAGTTTTTAGTGCTAACTTACAAGAAACACTTGGTATTAGTTGGTACGAAGGCGCACTAGTAGATGCTATTCCTGTAGTACCTGATAGATTGAGCTACGGTGAAATGGCATTACCGGAATTTAAATATCCAAGTAAGTGGACAGAAGATTGGAACTCTTATAGACAATATCGAGGTGAGATTGTTAATAAAATTAGAGACTATATAGAAAACTATGATGATTATCTTGTAAGTTTGGATAAGCAACGTACTCTTTTAAACAAAGAATTTTTTAGCGGAAAGGCATTGTATGAGCAAATCCAACAAAGATATATGGCTTGATATGGGTGACAGTGTTGTAAGTACTGCTATTGATATTACATCTGACGATATTGATTTAAGTAATATTACTATTACCACTGTTGATGATAAATCATTTGATAGTTCATTTATCATTGACGATGGTTTGTGGACTGGATCATCCGATTATACTTTTAGTATCAATACTACTAAAAATATTAATCCAGATCAAGTTGAAGATATGTGTAATGAGTATCCAGCACTAGAAAAAGTATGGCGCAATTTTAAAAGCGTGTATGATATGGTATTACAAGACTATAAAGGTAAACAAAAAGAAAGAGGCTTAGACGATGACATTCCTTTCTAAACTTATGGACAAACTTGGCAGACGTCGAGTAATTACAGAACGCGATAGTACAGAACCTTATCTAATAAGGTTTTATGTATTTCTAAAAGATAGAAAAAATTTTCCGTTTAATATCACATTACATAAAGTTTTAAAGAGTGATGAACCTACACTACATGATCATCCTTGGAGTTATGCTACTTTTATTATTAAGGGCGGTTATTGGGAACACGTACCTGTTGTTTCAAAAGAAGGTATTGTTGTAGGTTCTACTAGCGTTTGGAGAGGTCCTGGACATTTTCGCTTTCGTAAGCCAGATGATTTACATTGGTTAGAATTACAAAAAGATTCTAACGGTAACGAAATTCCTTGTTGGAGTTTGTTCTTTATGGGACGTAAACAAAAGGAATGGGGTTTTATGCGGTTTGTACATGCATCAAAAGTAGAAGACATTACTGATGCAGGATACCGTTGGATACATAACGAAGAATACTTAGCAAGAGGTGCAAAAAGTGAATAAAAAATATTATAGTTGGCAAGATGTAGAACGAGCATGTTTAAATATTGCTCTTCAAATGTATAATGATAATTGGCGGCCTGATTATATAGTAGGTATTACACGTGGTGGTAACGTACCTGCTACAATTTTATCACATATGTTAGGTGTACGTTGCGAAGCATTAAAAATTAGTTTGCGTGACGATGATAGCGAATGTGAAACTAACTGTTGGATGGCAGATGATGCGTTTGGTTACGTTGACGAAGAAGAACGTGAAATTTATAAAAGCCGATGGGATCTAAACAAACGCAAAAACATTCTTATTGTAGACGATATTAATGACACAGGTGCAACATTAAATTGGATCAAAGAAGATTGGCCTAGTAGTTGTCTGCCGCAAGAAACAAGTGCATGGGACACTGTGTGGCATCGTAATGTTCGCTTTGCTGTTCTTACTGATAATTTATCAAGCGAATTCAAAGGCACTATAGACTATAGTGTTGACGAAGTAAATAAAGCCGAAGAGGATGTTTGGCTTGTATATCCATGGGAGAATGTAGGACAATGACACAAAAAGAAGGACCTTTTAAAGATGCTGTACAAGCAGAAAAAGAAGGAATTATAAAAGAAGTATATACTGTTTATCGCAAAAGAGACGGTATGTTTGTTAAAGAAACACATAGTAGAAGACATCAGTACCAAGATGAATCAATTTATGATTGGCACGATACTTCTACTATTGAACCGTTGTTGGAGGTAAAATAATGTCATTTAATTGGGATCGAATTCATAAATGGGAAACTAATATTGAAGACGATATCCTTCGTAGTTGTGAAGAATATATTTGTGAATTTTATAATGTTGATTTAATTGACGATCTATCAAAAGAACAAATTGACGAAGTTCGAAAATTTCAAGAAGAATTAAACGAGTTTTCCGTTATGCAATATGGACTAAGAACTGTATTAGAATTATGGGAAGCATCAAAAGTTGAAATGGGAGACTTTGAAGACGATGCAGATTATGACTACTGATACATTAGATAAAGCCCAAGAAGAAGGTCGTGCGCCTTGGACTAATGTTATGTTAGACACTCGTGACTTTGTTGTTTATGAAGATATCTACCCTGTAACAGAAGGTCATACACTTGTAGTTCCAAAAGAAGCAACACAAGACGAAATACTTAAATGTTTTAAATTTGCACTTGCTATGGGTCAACAAAATATAGAAGCCGATAACAACGTTGACGGGTACAATATAGGCATAAATATGGGAGTAAGTGCTGGACAGACATGCATGTATCCCCATGTACATTTAATCTTCCGTCGTGATGGAGATATGGAAGATCCGAAAGGCGGCGTTAGGGGCGTCATTCCATCTAAACAAAAATACTAAGGAAAGGAAAATGGATTTGAGAGAACAAATGATCGGAGCAGCAAGGAAACACGCAGAGGCGGAGATTGAATTGCACAAAACTAATATCGAAGTGTATATGCAAAAAGTTGTCGGTATTGGTGAACATTCTGATATCATTGAAACAATTCAAAAAGAATTGGATTCTATGGCTGCGGCCAATGATCGTCTAGAAATGCTAGACAAATATTTTAGTTAATAGGAGAACATCATGGCTTTATGTGGCTGTAAAAGATCGCCAACTGGTAAATGCATTGGTTGGCATTCATTAAGCGAAGAAGAATATCAAAAGAAAAAAGTTGAATGGACAAACCGCCAAAAGTGGGAGAAAGAAGAAGCCCGCAAAAAAGCAGCAAGAAAACAACTTTAAGGTTGACAAAAAACCTAAATAAGTGTATACTGTATATAATGAATTGCTTGCAGTATACACGGCAATCCACTGCCTAAACATCGGAGATAAAAATGAGTAAGAGCAAACAAATTAAGGCACGTCTCGAAGACGCAAAAATTCGCTACTGGGCTGGCGACAATATTTCAGAAGTCCTACAAAAAGGTGATAAAGAAGAACTAATTGAAGAAGCAACAACAGCATTTGAAACAGTTCTTGATACATTACTAATTGATCGACATAACGATCCTAATTCAAAAGGTACAGCAAAACGTCTTGCTAAAATGTATTTTAATGAAATTATGGCAGGACGTTATGACCCTATCCCAAGTGCAACAGCATTTCCAAATGATTCAGACGAACGCTATGAAGGTATGCTTGTAGTTCGAAGTGAACTAAAGAGTATGTGTTCACATCATCACCAACCAGTATCAGGTGTAGCATATATTGGTATTATTGCAGGTCCTAAATTAATTGGTCTTTCAAAGTATACTCGTATTGCACAATGGTGTGCTAGACGTGGCACACTGCAAGAAGAACTTGCAAATGATATTGCACGTGAAATTCAACGAGCAACTGGTGCAGATCACTTAGGTGTATACATTCAAGCAACACACGGTTGTTGTGAGAATCGCGGTATTATGGCGCATAGTAGTCTTACACAGACAACTGTGCTAAAAGGTGCATTTAAGATTGATCCAGGTACTAAAAAAGAATTTATGGATAATATTAAATTACAACAGGAATTTGCGTGTTAAGATGAAGTTACGTTATTCAGAAGCATTTTATAGTGTACAGGGTGAAGGCAAGTTTGTTGGAGTCCCTAGTGTGTTCTTAAGAACATTTGGTTGTAACTTTCGTTGCATGAACTTTGGTTTAGGTCGTGATGAGCCTATGCGTGATGAGAAACAAAAACAAGGTATCAAACATAATCCTGAAGTAAAAGATTTGCTCGATAGTAATATAATTAATACTGTTGAAAAGTTTGACGATTTACCTATCATACATACAGGTTGTGATACTTATGCAAGTATCTATCCTGAATTTAAAAAGTTTATGATGGATAAAACTGTAGACGAAGTAGTTGAACACTTACTTAGTCTTACACCAGAAGGCAAGTGGACAATGGACAATGGTCAAGATGTTCACTTAATACTAACAGGTGGAGAGCCTTTGCTAGGTTGGCAAAAACTCTACATCGATTTATTTGAGCATCCTAAGATGCAGGATTTGAAAAATGTTACATTTGAAACAAATACTACTCAAAAGTTACGAGAAGATTTCAAAGATTATCTTAGCAATCAAGACAGATTTGAAGTCACTTGGAGTTGTTCCCCAAAACTTTCAGTTAGCGGAGAACCTTGGGATACTGCTATTAAGCCTGACATTGCTAGTGAGTATTTCGGCATTAATGGTAGTGACATTTATCTTAAGTTTGTTGTCGCTGATGCAACTGACGTTGCAGAAGTTGGCAGAGCTGTTGACGAATATAAAAGTGCCGGAATTGAATGTCCGGTCTACTGTATGCCGCTGGGCGGACGTAGTGAAGAATACAATCTCAACGTCCAAGAAGTCGCAGAGTTATGCATGGAAAAAGGATGGCGTTTTACCCCGAGACTCCACATCTCCTTATTCGGAAATGCATGGGGGACTTGAAAATGCTTTCGATCCAGATGACTTCGAAAGACAAGAAAATAAATCTAAACAAGCTCGTGTTGTTGATACTTTAGAAACAAGAGCTAGGGAGGCAGGACTATGAAAGAGTTCTTTAAAAAACTAACAGGATTAGATAAAGAAGAACAGCGAATTGCTGAAGAAAAAGCCCGTGTTGAAGAAGAAGAAATGGAACTTCTTAAAAAGAAGAATCCAAAAGAGTATGCTACAAGACGCAAAGAGCCTTGGGTAAGTGTACTTGATGTTAAAGTAAATGAAGATAACGTTCGAAACGGATTCTTTGAAATGGACTGGAATAAGTATTTTATCGCACAGTTAATTGAAGCAGGATACGGAATTGAAAACGATGCAGAAGAAGAAATTGTAGATCGTTGGTTCCGTGATATTGTTTATAATATGCTAGGCGAAGAAGGATTAGATACCGACAGAGGTGCAGGATATATTAATGTTGTACCAATTGATAAAAACAAAAGTTCAGTATCGTGAAGAAATATTCTATAGAAGACATAGGTGGAACATTAGTTAAAGATAACGATCAGTATCAACTATTTGATAACACCTTATTAAACAATCTTGTTTTAAGTAAGACTAAATTACGAGCAGGACAAGAAACAAACGGCCATCGACACGCTGGACAAGAAGAAGTTTATATATTTACAAAAGGCCAAGGTCAAATGGAAGTTAACCATGAGATCTTTGATGTTAAAGAAGGAGACAT